TAGTATATAATGAACTATTTTAGATTATTGAATGTATTGATTGTGTTAGAAAATGTTGAAATCTTTCGACAGATAGTCAAGTATAATTGATTTCTATGTTTTTAATTTTTCATTTTTTCTTATAACAAATTTATATATTGTAAGTAGTATAAATATGAGTATGGTTTCCCAGCCCGTTGTCCCTGATCTTCTAGATTTAAGTAAAGTACCCGCTGATTATAGCCAGTCGGTAGAAACTGATCTTCTTGAAACGTCCACCTTCCAAGAAGCAACTGCGACGCAAACTGGTTTCGCATCGTTCAATCTCGCTCAAAAAGGATTCCTTCATTCTCACTCAAAGTTGTTTTTGAGTCTTATTCCGGCAGACGGTTTGGCGAATTCCTTTCTTCCTCAGAATGTTGGTATAGCGTCTTTAATAGACCGTGCTGTCCTAAAAGTCCGTAAATCCGGACAAGTAATTAATGATATTCAAGATTTCGGTCATTTCTATTCGATTCAGTCGGCTATGGTTTCTAATGAAACTATGGTTGAACGAGAACAGTATACATCGGGTCGTTGTTTTGCGAAAGAATTCAGAAATCAGAGATACGATGATTCGGGTGGTAATGGTGCTGAAATTGTTGTAAATGATGGTAATCTCGCAAAAGGATATGGTTTATCGAATGGTCGTGAATATCGTACAGCAAATCTCGGACAACCACTCGGTCCAAGAGAAGCACAATTACTAGAACAACACCCCTTCGCCAAGATTGATGGAACAAATGCCGGAACGAAAGCCGAATCTCCAGTATATCAACTTGATCTTGCTGATTTGTTTCCCTTCCTGAAAACTACCCAACTTCCACTTTACATGATAGATCAAGGACTAACAATTGAACTCTTTTGGTCTAGAACCTCACTCGATCGTGTTTGTTTCGGTAATGCGGGTGCTACTGGTGGTGAGTTCAAGATTGATAAAACTGAATTAAAGTTCTGTGCCGATTATATCACTTATCTACAAGATGATGCTATGAACCGATGGAGAGACGCTCATCCAGTTATTCGTCTTCCCTTCTCTGATTACCGGCTATCCAAACTAACCACAACTCAAGACGCACTAAATTCCGGAATTGTACGCCAACTTGGTATGAATAATCGTCTTGTAAGCCGTGCGACTACAATTCTATCCAAGACGGGTGCTGGTAATAGTGTAGATTCGGATGCTGGTATTGTCAACAAATACAATATGTATTCACCTCAAGCGGGAGCAATTGCTACTGGTAATGGTGCTGAAACGGGTAAGATTTCCTACAATCTAAAATATAAATCTAGATTTGAGTTCTCCCAGTCTCTCACTAATAAAGCCCAAGCATTTACTCAACTAACCATGAGTGAAGGATTACCATTTATAACTCGTCAAGATTACTCGAATGAAGGAACTGGATATTTACCTACAATTCAATTCGAAGGTAAAACACAAGCAAGTGTTCTCCCGGGTAAGTTCTTCATGCTTGGTACACGGCTAACAAATGGTCGTGTTGAAAGTGATGGTCTTGAATTACACTTGAAGGTTGACGCACCGGCCGGACCTTTTACTGTCAGAACATATCTTGAATATGGTCGAGAAGCAGTAATTGAAGATGGAGAGTTCTTGGTATACAATCTCTAATTACATATTTGAAGTAATCAGACAAACAAAAAAAGAAAAAGGTAGTATAAGATAATTTTATTTTGTAAAATAGTTTTATTCGATGAAATATAAAAATAATTCATTTCTGAAGTCTTGATTTGCGTTTCTTGATTTTGAGAAACATATATTCATGATGTTTTATTTGGTTCAATTTACAAAGAGCCAAATAACAAGATAAGAACATTATAAAATCACTTGCTCGTATCTTTTCACTATGTCTTTTTTGTCGATGGATTTCATCACAGAATGATGTGTATTTGGCGATCTGTTTATCTATGGTGAATCCTTGTTTGAAGCCATCTTTGATAATATGTTCCGAAACTTCTTTATAGATTGAATTGAAATCATCTGTAGTGGTTTTGAATTTGGCTATGTACGAATCTTTATAATCTAGATGTAAATAATACTTTGTCATTCTCTATAGTCTAACTATAGATTTTATTTTTTAAATACTTTAAATTACAATTTCTCCCACCCAAGATCATCTAAATGAAACTCTTTAATGATTTCATTCGCAACGTCCTGACCGAATTCATCAGAGATCATTTTCAATCGAAGTGAGATGATGTTATGTGAATAAGGTTTTATATCAATATATGGAATTTCCTCCATGATCTTGGCTTTGTGATCTGATAGTTTGGTAGACATTTTGTACTCGGTTTTTTTCGCTGGTTTAGTTGATATTTTTGAAATAGTAATTTCAAATTAATTATTTCAAATTAAAAATTACAGAAAATTAAGAAAAGGGTAATTATGAGATATTTTAAAGGGTGGGGGTCGAGAAATGAAAAGTCTCGTCATAAAACTTGACAGAACTTTTTAGAATTAAGACGGATTTACGTCATAGAATTTACAAGAAAAAACAAGATGGAGAATTATAGAATTATTAATAGTGAAAATGGCGATTTTCTATAATTATAATTATAATTATAGAAAATCGCCATTTTCACTATTAATAATTCTATAATTCTCCATCTTGTTTTTTCTTGTAAATTCTATGACGTAAATCCGTCTTAATTCTAAAAAGTTCTGTCAAGTTTTATGACGAGACTTTTCATTTCTCGACCCCCACCCTTTAAAATATCTCATAATTACCCTTTTCTTAATTTTCTGTAATTTTTAATTTGAAATAATTAATTTGAAATTACTATTTCAAAAATATCAACTAAACCAGCGAAAAAAACCGAGTACAAAATGTCTACCAAACTATCAGATCACAAAGCCAAGATCATGGAGGAAATTCCATATATTGATATAAAACCTTATTCACATAACATCATCTCACTTCGATTGAAAATGATCTCTGATGAATTCGGTCAGGACGTTGCGAATGAAATCATTAAAGAGTTTCATTTAGATGATCTTGGGTGGGAGAAATTGTAATTTAAAGTATTTAAAAAATAAAATCTATAGTTAGACTATAGAGAATGACAAAGTATTATTTACATCTAGATTATAAAGATTCGTACATAGCCAAATTCAAAACCACTACAGATGATTTCAATTCAATCTATAAAGAAGTTTCGGAACATATTATCAAAGATGGCTTCAAACAAGGATTCACCATAGATAAACAGATCGCCAAATACACATCATTCTGTGATGAAATCCATCGACAAAAAAGACATAGTGAAAAGATACGAGCAAGTGATTTTATAATGTTCTTATCTTGTTATTTGGCTCTTTGTAAATTGAACCAAATAAAACATCATGAATATATGTTTCTCAAAATCAAGAAACGCAAATCAAGACTTCAGAAATGAATTATTTTTATATTTCATCGAATAAAACTATTTTACAAAATAAAATTATCTTATACTACCTTTTTCTTTTTTTGTTTGTCTGATTACTTCAAATATGTAATTAGAGATTGTATACCAAGAACTCTCCATCTTCAATTACTGCTTCTCGACCATATTCAAGATATGTTCTGACAGTAAAAGGTCCGGCCGGTGCGTCAACCTTCAAGTGTAATTCAAGACCATCACTTTCAACACGACCATTTGTTAGCCGTGTACCAAGCATGAAGAACTTACCCGGGAGAACACTTGCTTGTGTTTTACCTTCGAATTGAATTGTAGGTAAATATCCAGTTCCTTCATTCGAGTAATCTTGACGAGTTATAAATGGTAATCCTTCACTCATGGTTAGTTGAGTAAATGCTTGGGCTTTATTAGTGAGAGACTGGGAGAACTCAAATCTAGATTTATATTTTAGATTGTAGGAAATCTTACCCGTTTCAGCACCATTACCAGTAGCAATTGCTCCCGCTTGAGGTGAATACATATTGTATTTGTTGACAATACCAGCATCCGAATCTACACTATTACCAGCACCCGTCTTGGATAGAATTGTAGTCGCACGGCTTACAAGACGATTATTCATACCAAGTTGGCGTACAATTCCGGAATTTAGTGCGTCTTGAGTTGTGGTTAGTTTGGATAGCCGGTAATCAGAGAAGGGAAGACGAATAACTGGATGAGCGTCTCTCCATCGGTTCATAGCATCATCTTGTAGATAAGTGATATAATCGGCACAGAACTTTAATTCAGTTTTATCAATCTTGAACTCACCACCAGTAGCACCCGCATTACCGAAACAAACACGATCGAGTGAGGTTCTAGACCAAAAGAGTTCAATTGTTAGTCCTTGATCTATCATGTAAAGTGGAAGTTGGGTAGTTTTCAGGAAGGGAAACAAATCAGCAAGATCAAGTTGATATACTGGAGATTCGGCTTTCGTTCCGGCATTTGTTCCATCAATCTTGGCGAAGGGGTGTTGTTCTAGTAATTGTGCTTCTCTTGGACCGAGTGGTTGTCCGAGATTTGCTGTACGATATTCACGACCATTCGATAAACCATATCCTTTTGCGAGATTACCATCATTTACAACAATTTCAGCACCATTACCACCCGAATCATCGTATCTCTGATTTCTGAATTCTTTCGCAAAACAACGACCCGATGTATACTGTTCTCGTTCAACCATAGTTTCATTAGAAACCATAGCCGACTGAATCGAATAGAAATGACCGAAATCTTGAATATCATTAATTACTTGTCCGGATTTACGGACTTTTAGGACAGCACGGTCTATTAAAGACGCTATACCAACATTCTGAGGAAGAAAGGAATTCGCCAAACCGTCTGCCGGAATAAGACTCAAAAACAACTTTGAGTGAGAATGAAGGAATCCTTTTTGAGCGAGATTGAACGATGCGAAACCAGTTTGCGTCGCAGTTGCTTCTTGGAAGGTGGACGTTTCAAGAAGATCAGTTTCTACCGACTGGCTATAATCAGCGGGTACTTTACTTAAATCTAGAAGATCAGGGACAACGGGCTGGGAAACCATACTCATATTTATACTACTTACAATATATAAATTTGTTATAAGAAAAAATGAAAAATTAAAAACATAGAAATCAATTATACTTGACTATCTGTCGAAAGATTTCAACATTTTCTAACACAATCAATACATTCAATAATCTAAAATAGTTCATTATATACTA